TGATAGCGTTTATTTCTGTTACTATAGAGCTAGAGTCTCCATAAAAGTTCGTCCTCGCCTCCTCCACTAACAACCCCAGGCTCTCACCCGTGCTCGGGTCGTGGTCAAAACGTGGAACATTAGTAGATGCAGTTTTAATCAACCTGTCACTATCAACATAAGTAGCAGTGCTTGCACGAGTGAAAGTAATGAGATTTTGGGTACTTCTACTATCAAGAAGGCTTTTGGTTTTAGCAAAGTTAAAATCCAACCTTGGTATTGCACCAGCCTTATCATAAAGAGAATTTGATTTTAGGACATCAAATGTTGTATCAAATTGAGTACCAAACTGTCTACTTAATGAAGATTTGACTGACATTGAAATCTCCTATTAAGGTGTTTCGTATGAAATAGTTGCTATTGAGGATAGAGATCTTGCAAAAACATAAGTTGGTGATGTCAAATGAGAAAGATCTGCAACCAATTTCTTAACCTCCCCTTCAAACTGTTGATAAACAAGTCCTGGAGTTGTAGAAGTTATTCCAGATGCTGTTGAACTTGAACTCGTACCAATTCCAATGTAAACCGGAGTGGCACTAATCACCTGAAAAGTAATACTAGACACATTATTTCCAATTAGTGTCCACTGACTACCAGTTAAGGATGTTTGTGCAAGAGCCATTATTTTATCCTAGTATTTTTCTTTAGATTTAAATTATTTATCACTCTTCACTTTCATCGGAGAAAAGAGTGTTGGAGGCTACTGGTTTGTAGGCATCAACTCTTTCCGCTGCTTTTGAGAAAAGAATATCCTTGATCTTATCACTGATTTGAGAAGGGCTCTCATCAGAAATAATCATGTCCATAAGTTCATCCATAGTTGTAAAATGAAGTATTTTTCTTATTTATCAAATTTCTCCTCCAGGAGGCATTTCTACTGATTTCTCTTGAGATTTCAAATCAGGTTCCATTATTGGTTGTCCCAAGTTCATACTGGCAGATCCACCAGATCCTCCACCCATTGGTTGTTGCATTGGTTGTCCAGTTGCTGGATCAACTGACATCATCGCTGGATCAGGAATCGTTCCATCTTCAATCTCCTTGGTAATCAATGCATTCTGATCAATGATTTCTTGATCAGTCTGATGAAGAATCTTCCTTCTCACATAATCAACCGAGAAATACCTGCCAACATAAGGCTCAGCTGCTGCAACCAATCCCAGTCTCTCATTGAGAAGTTCGGAATCCTTGAGTTCTGCAAAGTGATTATCGTATAGAAAATCGTATTGAATGTGCTCACTCATAACATTCCAATCTTCGGGAGTGATGATGTTCTTGAGAAGAAGTTGAGTTCTCAGAAGGTCGTTGAACAGATTTGAAAATCTCTTTCTCAGACGACCAACAAACTTACTGAACTTCAGTTCATCTCTCAGAACCTCAGAAGAACGACCAAGATTGAAACCACTCTCTCCACCAATACGAGTTGGGGGAACATTCAGAGATTTATAGAGTTTCTCTTGGAAGTATTTGATGTCCGTAATCTCTCCAAGATTTTGACCACCAGGAAGAGTAGAGATTTCAGTTCCTCTACCACCTTCACGGCGAGGAAGCCAGAAATCTTCCAACATACTCATGTACTTCTTATCATCACGGATTTCACCAGTATTGGCATCATACACCAACTTATTACGATACCTCATCATCACATCTCTGAGATACTGTTCCGCTTTGATTTTGGGGAGATTTCCAACATCAATGTAGAAGATTCTTCTCTCAGGTGCTCTGGAAAGTCTGTAGATGACCAGAGAATCCTCAATCATTCTCAGTTGATTGAGAGCCTTGATTGCTTTATGAAGATAAGAAAGTGTTGACCCTTTATTTCTATCTACAAGTCCAGATGTACAGTAAGCGATGGAATCTTTTGACATTTTGATTCCACTTTCAGCTCCTGCAAATGTTGGACTATTTGCACCATAAGCTGTCTTTGGATTATAGACAAAATACTCTTCAATCTCTGGAAAATGATAATCCATCGGATTATCTGTTTGAGTATTTCTTACCCGAATATTATCCTTCTTCTTCTTGTCCTGTCTAACATAACGCATCTTGAGTGCGTCAATGTATCTAAGTTCTTGAATGCCTTCCTGAGGATTTTTCAGGTCAATAACTTTGTGATAATAAAGTCTTCCATCAATGTACCAGTTCCTATAGATTTCGTGAGCCTTCTTATCAAAATCTAAAAGCTCCAGAATGTACTTGAACTCATCTCTAACCTTCTTTTTAATTCCATCACTTGCATTTAGATTGTCCAAGTCAATTTGAACGGGACTATCATTAGTGTCCGATACGATGGCTTCATTTACAATGTCTTCAATGGCACTATCACATTCTGGGTGAAGTGCCATCTCTCGGTATCGTTTTATTAGATCAAATTCAGTTCTATAAACACCTTCAATATCAACATACGAACCAAAAAAACCACTACTCAAGTAATGGTCTGATGCGTCCTCCCGATTGGGAGGAACTGGAGACACCGTACTTGGAGATAGTGGTTCGTTATCTTCAATCGAAAATCCAAAAAGTCTGGCCATTATTAAGTGAAGTTACCGTTTTACTGATCTATTTATCAAGCTCCTGTTCCAGGTGCTTCTGGGAACCAGTATTGAACTTGGAATTCAACAGAAAATTCTTCAATCGCGTTCGCTTGATCATAAGAAAGTTGAATGTCACTAATCGCGGTTGGGAAGATATCAATGAAACGATATTGTGCCAGAATTCTGGATGCATCACCAACTGAGTTTACAGCCTGTTGATTTGATGGGCTTCTACCAAGTTGATAAACAATAGCGTTACCCATGTACGATCCAGGTTCTGTTAATCCAGAATGATCTGCGTATTGGGCGATGTTTTGCATCCATGCCTCAAAGGCTCTTCTATGTGAGAAGTCCTCATCATTAATAACGGTGATAGTCCAAGAAGCAATTGAACGGTCACCAGCAACTTTCAGTTCTCTTCCTCTAAATGGAACTGGAATTTGAGTTATAGTTGATGCTGGAAGAGCTGATGATTTACAAAGAAAACGGAAGTTCTCTCTGTCAAACAGTCCAGTACCATCACCCTGAACAGCCAGATTTATTCCATCAGGGAAAGTAACGTCAACCTCAAAGAGGTTATTACGTGCTCCCCCACCGATGAGTTTTGATTTAAACTGGGAAATGCCCCTTGTTGGAATTTGTGCCATTTTTAGTTTCCTCCTTTAGTAACTGATAATGTAAAATCAAACTCTACCAACAACTTCTTCGAAGCTTACACCAGTTCTGGTGGCTACGAATGTCAGAGTGACGTAGTTAATAGACTTGGCTGGTTTCAGGAAGATGTCAGCTCTAAATTCATTATTATCAATTACATCAGGTGTGTTATTTGTTTCATCACAAACAACGAGGAATCCATAAAGTCCTCTCTTTGCCTGAACATCACGGAGATAAGGTTCAACAATGTTCACAAAGTTGGATCTTGTGATCTGATCGTTCAGTTCAAACAGAACGGCCTCGGCTGACTTTTGAAGTGCCTGTTCAACAGTCAGGAATAGACGACGAACGTTGATTCTGTCGAATGCCGATGCGTATCCAAGAGCCGTCTTATCACCAAACAGAAGAATACCAGTTCCAGGCTGATTGATAATCGAATTGATTCTCTTTGGATACAGTTGGTCTCTCTGAGCTTTATTTGGATTATAAGCCAGTTTGATGGCCCCGTTCAGAATACCTCTCTGTTGTCCAGCTGGTGAGAACCAAGGATAGGCGAAGATTGAAGTTCTTACACACAGACCAGCAACGTCCGCGTTACATGGAATGTAACGGAACTTATTGTTGAATCTATCATAAGTATACTTATAACCAGTATCAAAGATTGCGTAAGACGAAGAGGAAAGTGGTGAGAAGAACTCAATCACATTATCAGTTTGAGTGTCTGTATTTGTGATTGGATTTGAGGTTACAGTTCCATCCAGAAGGTCAGCTTTATGTGGAGAAATGACAGCAATACAGTCCTTTCTTTGACCAGCGATTGAAATCAGGTGATTTGCCTTTGCTTGTGACTCAAACTTGTTACCAAGTCCAGGTCCCATAATCAGATAATCAACCTCAATCTCATCTCTATTAGCGAAGAGATTATAAGAAGTAAAGAGATTTCCAAGTGTGGCTGTCATTCCATTGTTGGAATCGTAATCAACACCACCGAGAAGAGTATAAGTTACGTTACCGATAGCACTGTAAGTAGTGCTCTGTGCTGGAGTGTTCCAAAGTGCATCAGCTTCTGAAACAGGAGTCCATCCGAGAGCTGTAGTAAATCCAGTTGCTCTTGGTGCAGTGTTATTATAGCTGTCGATTCCAGAAGATGGGTTGTCTCCAACATAAAGATTGTTGGAATAGAGAGCCAGATACTCCTTCCAGTAGTTCTTCTGTGGAGAATTTGTATCGGAAATAGAATCAGAAGCCTTAGAAAGATTCAGATGTCTCTCTAAAAGATTTCCTTGAATTCCAGTTACAACTCCAGTGTCATCAACAACAACAACGTGAAGTGCGTCATTCTTACCACTTCTATCAAGAGTGTATCCGTTGCTGATTGGTTTAGGTGCAAGGGATTTCCAGTAGATTGTGGTGTTGTCAAGATCTAAAGTCTGTTGATCATACCAATCAACTGCCGAAACCGCCGTTGCTGTACCGGTAGTGATTCCCGAGTTATTGACAAATACCAGAGAATCCGCGGAATCAAAGGATGAATTTGAATCTCCTTCAGAATAAGTGATTGGGTACGCGGTTCCAGCCGAAGATACTCTAGCCAGGATCTTTACATCAAACTTACTGTTTCCATTAGTGGCGTCTGTCGTAACACCAGTAATGATACCCTTCAGATAACCATTGAATGTTGATGTTGTTCCTGCTCCAGGAAGAACAACATTGGTCAGTGCTGTTGTAACACCGTATCCAATGGTAACACCAGCAGCTCCAGGATCCGTAGTTGTAATACCAATCGTCTGGTCAGCCAGATCGTCAATCAAACAAACCTTCAGATTGTTTGCCCAAGAACCAGGGTTCTTTGCAGCAAATACATAATCTGCGATGTCATCAGAGTAATTTGACTGATAGTCGTCAAAGTTCTTGATCTTGAGAGAAGTTGTATTTGCGATACTTACACCAGCATTTGCTGTTCTCATGTTTGTATCGTCAGTTCTTACAACCTTAAGAACTCCACCATATGAAAGGAATGATGCTGCACTCATCCAGTATTCGTATTGGGCGTCTGTTGAGAGAGGCTTGCCAAATACGTTGATTAGTTCTTGCTCTGTGGTGATGTCAATTGGGTCGTCAATAGGACCGATTGCAAAGGGACCCGCAATTGCTCCAATATTATCTAAAACATTATCAGCTCTTCCTACAGTTAGATCAACCTCTCTGACGAGTACGCCTGGAGATAATTGAGGAGTCGCCATGTTTTTCTCCTATTTTACTTCAGTATAACTAAAAAATATTTATGAAAAACTGAAGTTTGAGTGGGGAAACACAGGATGAACAACCTACCAGTCAGGGTATTCCCACTTATCCAAAACTGAAGTTGTTATTCTACCAACAATCACTCTTTTGATTGTACATTCCTTACACTCATAAGAATAAGACGATGGAACAGCACCTCTATTCTTACGAGTTCTATAAAATCCCTCTATCAGGTTCTTGACTTCTCCACAAGTCCGACACCTTCTATCATAGAGTAATAAGTGTCCAAGTTTGATTTGCCCATCTAAGTCCATTAGGATAGATACTCCCACATATACGCCCTATCTCCATATTCATCAGTGTACCACCTATCTCCATCAGAATCCACAAAACTTGTATTATCTAAACCATCATCAATAAATCCAAACGGAGCCATATCTTGTTCAATCTGATTTTTTTGTTCTTCATATAATCTCTTACGAACATCCTGGTCAGTAAGTTCTTTGAAATAATCCTGAGCAACTAACCAGGCATAAATGACCAGGCACATTGCAAGGTCATCATTACAACCTTCTTCTGCTTCAAAAGAGTTATGCTTCTGAATGAATGTGGTTAGTTCTGAAATAATCTCATAGTCATTGAAGATAAGCTTGTTCTCTTCAATCATTGTCTTCAGATTGAGAGAGCCAACCTTCTTGACTGTCTTTGACATCTTCACACCAAGTTGAGTTTTCTTTCCAGAAAATCCCTGACCAACAATCTGACCAGCTCTACCTCTCATAGAGCACATAAGTAGATTTTGATACTCTAGGTCATACTGAAGAATACTTGCAACCTGATCTCCAATATCATTCACCTCACAGAGAATGTATGCTCCATTATAACTCTTCGCTACTTCCCATATAACATTGGGATATAACATTGGTTTGATTTCATTGTTTCGATACTTGGCAACAATCTTATGTGGAAAAGATGTAATATCTACGACGACAAATGCTGAGTAGTCCTCACTTACTCCTCTAGCAACATCAACCGTCATCAAATAGTCGTGTGAATCATTAGGTTCTTCATAAACATCTAATCCAGCATTACTTCTTAGAGGATTATCATAGACTAAAGTTCTAAGCTTACTTGGAGCAATGAGAGTATCAACAGATCCCAAGAACTCACAGTTATGTGAAACTATCTTATTAGTAATGTAGAGATTCTCCTCTCCAACATCTAACAAATCATATAGATATATTCCCTCCTCAACAACCTCATTATATACAACCCTTTTACCTTGAATAACATCATCAATCTTTATAGACGATGCTTTTACCTTTTCACTCCCAAATGAATGGTTGTCAGAGCACTTTATCTCACTTTTATCATCGAAGATTATCCAATGATAAAATGGTTTGAATACCTTTTGTATTCCAGAAAAAGATTTGAATCCGGTGGGTGTCCTGACCTTTAGGTCCTTATTGAGTTTATACATTTTTCCAACATTCTTCTAATACAACTCTCTTCATTCCCTGTATTGTTATATTATATTCGGAGCAATATTTTTTACAGAATGCTTGTATATAAGACATTTTCCTTCCGTTCCTCATAATATCACCAACACCTTCTATTTCTGGCTTTTCATTATAAAGTTTCCTTATCTCTTTTATTTGGGTGTCTGTGAGCTTTCTTGAATAGACCTTTCCATTTCTGGTATTTTTGAACTTTTTTATCGTTTCTTCACTGAAACATCCGGACCTCCCCTTATTCCACGGAATATTCCCCTTTTTTACGCCACCAATACCTTTTCTATCATATCCAGCAAAACCCTCTCCACCTCTAGTTTTATTCCAACCATTTTTATATGTATCATACTTATCTATATTTTCTATTTCCAGTATCTTTGCATCAATTGAGTTGATATTTTCGTAGATGACTTCAAAGGTATGTGGAGGTTTCATTCTCTTATGTTCAGTCATTCTTCGGTCAATATCTTGAGTTTGTCCAACATATTTTACATCTCCATTTGAATCCCTTAGAAAGTATATGTAATACATAAGTTTTATTTTTTATTTATACTCCAAGAAACTTACATTCTATCATATAGCTCCTCCATTTGTATTTTCTTTATTATTCCATTTTCTTCAATCTCTACAATAGTATCTCCCCCAACACATTCAAACTCGATTTTGAACTGCTGCTCTGAGGTGTTCGCTATTGTCTGTTTCTTCCATTCTGCATCTCTTCCTGGAACATCAGACCAATGAACATCTGTGGGAACGTATTCATTTTTCTTCTTCTCCGCATCATGCCACATACGGTAGAAGTGATTCATACCGTGTGGAGTAGAAACTATGATGACTTTTGTACTCTTACCAGAAGTAATAGTAGGATAAACAGATGCAAAGAATGAGTCTGCAATATGGTTTGGAACGAAAGCGAATTCGTCGAGGAAGAGGATATTGAACGACATGCCTCGGACAGCACTCGCAGATGTAGAAGCTGCCAATATCTTACTGCCATTCTCCAACTCCAAAGAACCTTTATTCCACGAGATAATACCCTGTTGCATCCACCTAGGTAGATTTTCATATGCAGTTTGCAATCTACCTAAAAGTTCCCTAGCCGTTGCTGCTTTGTTTGCCAGAATACCAATATTCACACTATCGTTGAAAACGGCATAATGAAGTAGGTATGCCACAACCGTAGTAGAGTTGTGTGTGGGGATAAATGTTCTTCCACACAGAAATAAATGATCCTCACTGTCTACTTGAATACAGGCAACGGGAACACTATCTACTTTCTCTATCTTTTGGATATAATGCCTAGTTTCCTGTTTTCTAGAAGAAGTAAACTTAGAGGCATTATTATTTTTCCTATCTAGATGGAATACTCTTTCTCCAGTTGTAAACGACACGGTGTGATATATACATCCCCTTATCTGTCTACATCTCACTCTACTCTTTATTCCTAATGATGAAAGGAGTTCCACAAACTGCATAATAAAATCATAGCTCTTTTGATAAAATTCAAAAGACCTTGTTCCTTTAGATACAGATCCATCAGTATCCATCAATCCGCGTAGAAGTTCGATCCTATCCTCATATGAAGATCTGAGATAAGATTCTGGAATATGTTTATTTTTTATCAGATTGTATTTTTTTAGTTTGGGTTGTAAGTTTCTAATTTTGAACCTAATACAATTGCCATTCTCCCTCTTATATTCAACATCAAACTTCGATT